TACTTGCGTGACGATTTGAAATACCGTAACCCTACCGACTTTGAAAACCTTACAACACTAGGAGACACATAATGGAATTATCATTGATACGTAGTCTGATGGACAAAGACTTTTATGACGAGCATCGTGGTGCACGTTGTCCTGACAGACTATTCAGTAAAGATGTACGTAAGATCAAGCAGTCTATTGACACTGCTATGGATCGTTATGAGCGTACAGTTACACCAGCGGAGATTGAGGCACTGTTCATGGCGAACAATCCTACTCTCACAACCGCACAGAAAACTGCATACAGCCACCTGTTTGGGCAGGTAAGTAAGGAGCAACCAATGGGCAGTGACGTAGCCCAAGAGGTGCTGTCTAAGCTGTTCCAGCAGGTGATTGGTGAGGACATTGCTAACCTTGGCTTTGACTATGTAAATGGTAGCAAGTCTACACTTGAGCCATTACGTCAGATGCTTGAGCAGTATGGTGATGACTTCACACCCAACCTACGTATTGATTGGGAAGACATTGACCTTGATACTATCCTTGCAATGACTGACCTTGAGTCACAGTGGACATTTAACATACCCACGTTGACACGTAAGGTTGAGGGCATCAATGCTGGTCACTTGATTGAGGTAGGTGCACGTCCTAACACAGGTAAGACATCCTTTCATGCCTCACTTGTGGCTGGTCCTAATGGATTTGCATGGCAGGGTGCACGTGTTGTTGTGTTGTGTAATGAAGAAGGCTACCATCGTGTAGCTCACCGTTACATCACGGCAGCTACAGGCATGGACAAGTTTGAGATCGTGAAGAACAAACAGGAAGCAATGCGTATCTTTGGTCAGATACGTGACAAGATTATGTTCAAGGATGCAACAGGACGTGACATGAATTGGGTTGAGTCTGTGTGCAAGTCATACAAACCTGACGTAGTTATCCTAGACATGGGTGACAAGTTTGCTCGTACTGCTGGTTTCTCACGTCCTGATGAGGCACTCAAGGCCAACGCCATACAAGCACGACAAATTGCCAAGCAGCAAGAGTGTGCCATGTTCTACATGTCTCAGCTATCTGCAGAAGCAGAAGGTAAGGTTGTGCTCAACCAAGCCATGATGGAAGGCTCACGTACAGGTAAGGCAGCAGAAGCTGACCTTATGATTATGATTTCTAAGAACCCTACAGTTGAGGGTCAAGAGGAAGAAGACAACCAACGCCACATCAATGTGGTAAAGAACAAACTATCTGGGTGGCACGGTATTGTTCACACAGATCTTGAATACAAGATAGCGAGGTATGTATCATGAGCGATTGGATAATGAAATATGTATTAATTATTCCTTATGATGTGTGGGAGCCAGAATATGACAACCCCGTAGAAAGAGTGACCACTGAATTTTTTGAAACACCCGAAAAAGCTATGAAGTATTTGCACGATTACATATATGATGCAGATAATGAATATCCTTTAAGATATGAAACATGGGAAGAATGGGGAGAAAAGCAAGACATTTACTTATATGAGAGGTATGTATCGTGAACCAACTAGAACTATTTAATTTTGAGGTACAAAAAATTAATGATGGTTTAGAGTGTAACAACTGCGGAATAGTTCAACCCATAAACAACTTTCAACACATGCTATCTGGAGAAATAAAAAGAAAGTGTCGATCTTGTGCACGTAATCAATCCAATCTGATTAAACATTTACGTTCAGTACATCCATATCCTGAAGAAGATTACACATGTCCTATATGTAACCGTGACATACGGGAGATAGGTAGAAAGGGCCAGAAAAGATTGCAGACTTGGGTGATTGATCACTGCCATGACACAGAAACATTTCGTGGTTGGGTGTGCCATCATTGCAACGTTGGCTTAGGAGCTTTCAATGACAAGCTAGACAGGGTTGAGGCGGCAGTAGTATACTTAAAAAAACATAAAGGAATATAACATGATACAAACATTTTACGTAGACCACATGGGTACAGACTTATCTGTAGCTAATGCAGCACGAGTGAGCTTTGGTAAGCGTAGTGAGATGGATACGAGTGACGTATGGGGTCCACCTAAGTTGAAAGACAAGGACGCTAAGCTCATACGTTACTTAGCAAAGCATAAACACATCAGCCCCTTTGGGCATTGCTTTGCCAGCTTTCATATCAAGGCACCTGTGTTTGTAGCACGTCAGCTAGTAAAGCATAAGTTCCTACGCTGGAATGAGATTAGTCGTAGGTATGTGGACAGTGAGCCTGAGTTCTATCAGCCAACAGAGTGGCGTGGACGTAGCGTAGATGCTAAACAGGGTAGTGAGGGTGTCGTTACACTCTATGAGGATCACCAAATGCGGCAAGCCTACCACCCGACTGAGATAAATGTCTACAGTCTAGAGACATATAACTACCTACTGGAACAGGGTGTAGCACCTGAGCAAGCACGTATGGTACTGCCACAGAGCATGGTCACTGAGTGGTACTGGTCAGGTAGCTTAGATGCATTTGCTGACATGTGTAACCTACGCTGTAAGCCTGACACACAGTACGAGACACAGGTTGTAGCTGGACACATTGACACAGAGATGGCTAAACTATTTCCTGTATCATGGATGGCATTGAGGGAGAACGAATGATGAGTGAAATAAAAATAACTGATATAGAAGAACACGAGGATGGTAGTGCCACACTACAAGTAGAGTGTGACCCTGAGACATTCATGGCTATCTTTGACTTAGGCTTTGTGACCTTAGTAAAGAGAGGCTTAGAAGGTGAGAAGTGGCAGACCTGTGTAAGTTGTGGTGGCCCAGCGCTGAGTGACATGTGCGGCTTCTGTTTAAAGGAAGAGTAATATGATTAGACCTATGACACAAGAAGAAAGAGAACGTGCAACTGAAAGGAAACTTATTAATATGACTACATCTAAATCAATATGTGAGATACGTTTACATAACGCAATGATCCGCAACAACTTAACACTAGAAGAGTGCATAAATGCTATAGATACATATGCAGAAGATAAAAAGTTTCACGAGCACCTTGACAGCCTGTACAATGTGGAACAAGATACATGGGACGATTGGCACGATGGAGATATAAAGTAGGAGACAACATGATACTGACCCTTGACGTAGAAAACACAGTAACTAAACGCAACGGCAAGATGCACCTTGATCCGTTTGAGCCAGACAACACACTTGTAATGGTGGGTATGCTAGATGATCACATGAATGAAACGATTGTAACGTTTGATCACGCAGAGCAACAACCTACCACAGATGGGCGGCGTATTGTTCAGGATGCACTGGACTCTACCCGCCTGTTGGTTGCACATAATGCCCCTCACGATCTTGTATGGTTGTGGGAGTCAGGCTTTACTTATGACGGTGACATCTTTGATACCATGTTAGGCGAGTACGTACTTCAGCGTGGGCAGAAGGAAGCACTGTCACTTGAGGCATGTGCAGAACGCTATGAGCTTGACACTAAGAAACAAGACACACTCAAAGAATACTTCAAGCAAGGCTTGTCTACTCGTGACATACCACACGCAGAGTTGTCTGAGTATTTGTCACATGACTTACATGCTACGCAGCAATTGTTTAATCGTTTGCAGACGAAGTACGAGGAGTGCAGTTCACTAGAGCCAACGATCACGCTGACTAATCAGCTTGCGATACACCTTGCACGTATCTATCAGCGTGGCTTTCAGGTAGACATGGATGCACTGATGAAGGTACGTGATGAGTTTGAGCAAGAACGTAATATTCTGTCAATTGCATTAGAAGAACAAGTTGCAGATCTTATGGGTGACAGACCCATCAATCTCAACAGCCCAGAGCAGAAGTCATGGGTTATCTATAGCCGTAGGCCACACGACAAGAAGGTGTGGGCAGATTTGTTTGATGAACGTATGTCTGACACAGAGTACCGCAGTACAGTACGACTGCACAGTGATCGTTTATACAAACAGAAAGCACATCAGTGTAAAGAGTGTTACGGCACAGGACAGGTAAGAAAGGTAAAGAAAGATGGTACTCCATTCGCTAGGACTAATAGATGCACTGCTTGTAACGCTGCTGGC